ACCCAATTCAATAGAAAATCCCGAAAGAGATAAAGATGGTAGGGCTATATACAACGAAGAACAATTAAAATTTATAAACCAAGAAATAGATAGATGTGAAAATGGTTATTGGTTTATGAATAATGGCAAACCTACTTACATAACAGGATTTTATTATTATTATCTAAATTATTGGACTTTAGAAAATGGATTAAGGGCAGAGTACAGAGATTGCGATAGAAGATTTTTTTTATTTTTTGATGAATGTTATAACGACCCTGAAATAATAGGCATACTTCGTGGGAAAAAACGCAGAGAGGGCGCAAGTTCGCAAGGAACTTGTATAGGAACTAAAATAGCAACATTCAATAAAAATAAGAACTATGGCAACGTATCAATGAACGATGAGTATGCTGAAAAATTATATCAAGGTATGATATTGGTTGGATTTTTTAACTTACCTGAATTTTTAAGACCGAGATTAGACACAAGCGGTACAAATAAAAAGAAACTTCATTTCATTGAAACACCAAAAAGAGGCGATACTCAATACAGAAAAATAGAAGGATTAAATAGTGTTATTGATTATATGGCTACTATGTTGAATAGTTACGATTCAACAAGGTTATCTTTTTTATTAGGGGATGAGTGGGGTAAGTGGGAAAAAGTAGATATAACAAGATATTTTGAAGTAGTGAAAGAGTGTGTTAAAATAGGTGCAAGAAAAGTAGGTTTTATTTATGCACCCACTACTGTAAACCCACCACAAAAAGGGGGTGAAACATTTAAAAAATTATGGGATGGAAGCGACCATTTTGAAGTAGGTAAATACAACACTTCAACAGGTATGGTTAAATACTTTCAATCTGCTTATGATGGGTTAGATGGTTTTATTGATGAGTTTGGTTATAGTGTTATAGAGCCACCCGATGAAGCAACCCTAAATCATCTTTTTGAAAAGCAACAATCAATACAAAACAAATCAGAAAGAATACCTTTAGAAAATCTTAAAAAAGGGGCTAAGAAATATTTAGAAGATGAGTTTGCTAAATTAAAAACAGACGAACAAAAATCAGATTTTAAAAGAAAATTCCCTATTATAGAAGATGATATGTGGGATTTCGGTAACAGTTATTCGCCTTTTAATTTAGATAACATTAAAGAAAGAAAACAATTTTTAAGAGATAATCCCGTTCCGTTAAGACGAGGAAAATTAAATCTAAAGAAAAATTCTTTTATCGGTGGAAGCGGTGATGAAGTTATAGATTACAACGTAGATTTTGAAGATAGCGAACATGGTAATTGGTTAATATACGAACTACCTAAAAAATCAAACCAATTTGAAATAGATTGGGAAAGAAAATTAGTAAAACCCATAAATACATTGTCTTATGGTGGCGGTTGTGATACATTTAGATTCGATAGTACAGAACAATTAGGCTCTAAAGGCGTTATTTGGATTGGTAGTAAATTAGATATTTCTAAGGACGATGATAGTGAGGGCGGTGTTCCACTTGCCTTTTGGATTGGAAGAACAAAACTAACGGATTCATTTTGGGAAGAAATACTAAAAGCATCATTATTTTATGGCTGTACTATAACAGTTGAAAAAGATGCAACACAAGAGTATATAAAATTCTTCTCTAATAGAATGCAAAACCCTTTAAATTTAAACTGCTTACCTATGTTGGGTAGGCGACCAGATATGGCTATTAACCCCGAAAGAAATTTAAAGGATATTAAAAACTTATCTACCACATCGTCAGGCGACCCTTTTATTTGGGCTAAACAACTTGAACTTGCACAAATATATTTTGAAAAATATTGTCATAAAATTAACTACATTCAATTATTAGAAGAAGCGGAGAAATTTCAGCCCGACTTACAAAAAAGAACAAAGTACGATACATTGGTAGGATTTATGCTTATGTTGCTTAATATTTGTGGTGAAATTAAAGCCAAATCCGTTCACAATAATTTAAAAGGTCTTATTAAAACATATCAAATAAAACCATCTTTAAATTACATTTAATTTAAAATGTTAAATTTTATTTAAAGTTTTGTATCTTTGAGCAAAAGTTCGCAAAAATGGCTGAAACTTTAGAACATGGCAGGTTTGAAGAAATACTGCAATTACAGTTCGATAAACAATCAGAGAAACTTAAAAAAGAATACGGTCTAAGACTTGCAAAGTCAATGTGGGCTAACATCTCCGTTAGCTACAATTCTTATTACCAAATAAGAAATAGTAATTGGCAAACCAATAGAAAATACGCACAAGGTAAAATAACACATACAGAATTTGTTGATTTATTAAATATTGAGGGTAACCAAAGCCTTGTTAATATAGATTGGACTATTGCTAAAATATTACCCAAATATGAAGAAGCGTTGATTGGTGGTTTTATGGATAGGGATGAAGAACCAAGTATTAAAGCAACAGATATACTTTCTCAACAATTTAAAGAAAAAGAAAAAGTAGAAGCCAAGTATCGTTTAAGAAATAAAGAAGTTATAGGTCAATTAGAAAAATTATCGGGGCAGCAATTAGAAAAGGGATTTATGCCTCAAAATGAAGAAGAAATAGATATTTGGTTTAAAACAAAATTCAGGACACCCGAAGAAATGTTTATTCAAAAAACGATTAAACAAATATTCAAAAACAATGGTTTTGACGGGGATTTCAAAAGACAAACATTAATTGATGAAGTAGAAACAAATTTGATGGCTTGTAAAATGGAAATTATAAACAGCCATTCAAAAACACTTGCTAATAGAATTAAGATAAGAAGATGTAAGCCAGAAAGAACTTTTTATAATATTTTTGAAAGTGCAATAGGGGAAGATGTTACATTGATTGGTGAAGCCTATCCCATCACTATTGAAGAAGCAAGACGGCAATATCCAAAAGTATCAGAAAAGCAATGGTTTTTATTAGCCGAAAAAAGTCAAAAAGGATTAAAACAAGCCGAACCGCTTACATGGTATGATAGTTATATTTACTCTTATACAAGACCATACGATAGTTATTCTTTTATTATTTTAGATTTTGAAGTAAAAACGATTGATAAAAATTATTACGTTAAAACAGAAAATCAATTTGGTAATACCATAGTAGTTCCCAAAAAGGGTAAACCTAATCCTAATGGTAACCAAGAAATGAAAGGTGAAGCAATAGAAGATGAAAGATATAATATTTATTGTGGGGTTTGGGCGGTAGATACGGAATTTATGTTGGATTGGGATATTCAAGAAAACATGATTAGACCATATCAAAACGGTGTAGATGTTTTCTTTTCTTATACTATCTGCATACCTAACAATGACGGTACTTATCAACCATCTTTAATTGAAAGAGGTATATCCAATGTTAGAGCAATGGCTTTATACAAATTAAAGATTGCTCAAATGGTTTCCTTAATGGAAGCGGATAATGTTTTAATAGATGTTGCTAACTTAAATAAGGTTACATTAGGTCAAGGAAATACACTTGAGCCATTAAGAATAGTACAGATAAAATCTCAAACAGGTAGGGTTTATTGGGATAGCGGTGATACAACAGGAACGGGGTTAGACGGTGCTAAAAATCCACCAATACAAAATGTTCCCAATTCGGGAAATGTTGCTCAAATAAATACACTTATTCAACTTTATAATTTTGAATTACAAAACTTAAATGATGAATTTGGTGTAAATAATGACTTTTTAGGTGGTTCTGTTGCAGCTAAAAGAGGTGCTAAAGTAAATGAAAATCAAATACAAGCAGCTAATAAAGCTACCGAATATTTGTATATGCACTATCTATGGTTTATAAGCATGATTGCAGAAAAAATAACTTATAAGTTATGGGATATATTGGTTACCGAAGCTACTTCATTTAAGGAAATGCAAAACCTTAGTTCCGATATGATTGATACTACATTTGATGCTTATGTAGAAATGTCAAGTAAATCAGAGAATAAAGCTAAGTTAGAAGAAATGATACAGATAGCCTTAAAAGAAGGTATTATATCACTTAGTCAAGCTATGAATTTAAGAGAATACGATGATGTTAAAGAAGCAATTATATTTATCGAACAAGCCGAAAAGAAAGCACAAGAAAGGGCGCAGCAAAAAGCCGAAAAAGATATTCAAATGAACGCACAAGTTCAACAACAATCTTTAATGATGAAAGCACAAGCAGATGCTTATTTAGAAAAAGCAAAAGGCGAAAGAGAAGCCAATACAGAAGAAGCTAAAGGGAAAGCTAAAGCCTATGAGGAATTAGTTAAAATGTCAAAAGATATTTTACTTAAATCTATGGAAACGGGCGCACCCATACCCCCGCAGATAGCCGACCTTATAAAAACATTACAAGGTAATGTGATTAAAGATAGTGTTATCAAGCCCGAACAAAAAGAAGAAGCAGAAAAACAACAAGCGGCACAACAGCAACAAGCCCAACAAGAGCAGCAACCGCAACAATAATTCATAAAATTTTGTTAAATATAAAAAAGATACATACTTTTGTATAGTAGTTTATTAAACCTACAAATTTAAAATAACAGTTATGGTAGAATTAGAAGTACCTGTTGAAACGCAAGAAAACGTTATTACAGAAGAAAAACAAGAGTTTATTGACCCTGTTGCAAATTGGGATAAAATCAAAGTAGAAGAAGTAAATAACAATGTTCCTTATGAAACATTACAAGAAACTAAAACAGAACCCGATGCAACAACAAGTAATGAACCTGAAATAAAAGTAGAAGCAACAACTACCGAAACTAATCAGTTTAATGAAGCTGAATGGTTTAAGCAAAAAAGCGGTGGTAAGTTTGAAAAGTGGGAAGATATTGAAGCTCTTTTAAATAAACAAGCAGAACCATCTGCACCTAAATTCGAGAATGAAACCTCAAAAAAAATTTACGAAGCTATATTAGCGGGTAAAGAGGATGAATTAGCGGATTATTTTGGTAAAAAACATTTTGCTAAAACATTAGCAAATCAACCTACTGAAAATGTAGTAAAGGCTTATATCAAAGAGCAAATACCTACATTAACAGAAAATGAAGTTGAAAGATATTATCAAAAGAATTATGGTGTAGATGAAGAAAGTTTTTCGGATGAATTAGATTTAAGCATTGCAAAGAAAGAAGCAGCGACTAAGTTAGAAAAAGTGAAAGACGATGCGATTAATTATTTCAACCAAAAAGCAGAAAAAGTACAATTACCTGCATTAGAAGTACCGAATAATCCCGAAGCGCAAGGGAACGGATTAGACTTAAATAGTGATGCTGCCAAGTCAGTAGTAGCATTTGCTGAAAGTTTAAAACAGTCGGATAATACTTTTGGTGCATTAGAGATACCATTTGAATATTCAAATGAAAAGAATGGTGCTAAAGTTCAAGGTAAAGTAAAACTTGACGAAAAGCAAATTCAAAAATTTGAAGAACAAATTTCGGATTATCCCGATGCGGTAATTTTAGCTACATATTTCAAAGACGGGGTTTTCGACAGGAAAACTTTTGCGAGAGATATGTATATTAATCGGAACGTATCTAAGTTATTACAGGCAGCGACAGCCGAAGGCTTTAATCAGGGATTTCTTTCCAAGTTACAGAAAGATAAGAACATTAAGGTTACAGGCACACCGTCAGGAGAGCCACCTTTGATGCAAACCGATATGACAGAAATGGCTAAAGATTTGAAGTGGAGAAATTTCCCTGCTTCTTATATTAAGCAAAAGACGGGCATAGACCCTGCAACAATTTAGGTTTCTTAGTAACCTTCTCGAATAGAGTTAAATCCTAAGAGTGATATTATTGGGCTTCTGTTACCCCAATATCAAGTTAAAAAAAATAATATAACTCTTATTAATATGGCAACAACAAGCCCTGCTTATTCCCAGAGTGGTATAGCAACAAACTCGTTTTCATATCCTATCTTATTGAACGATTTAAACTCAAATGACCGTTCTTATGTTAAGGATTTAGTTTACAAATACGGTAATGAAAACTACGCATTAGTAATGATGGCGTTAGGTAAATTCATGGACACCGATTATACTGATAACCATCAGTTTTATCATTACGAAAAAAGACAATTACATCAATCATTCGCAGTACAATCACAAGTATCTTCAACAGGTGCGGGTGGTTCTATTACTGTAACAGTTGGTTCGGGCGACTACTATGAAAATGGTAACCGTTCACCAATTAGAGCAGGTGAAACAGTATTATTAGATAGTTCAGGTCAATTAGCCGAAATCGTATCTGTTAATACAGCAACTCCAAATGCTCATACAGCAGTTTTAAGACCATTAGCATCAGGTACTACACTTGCATCAGCAGGTTCAGCAGGTGCTTATATCGCAGCAGGTGAGTTAATCCTTTTCAGAGGTGCAACTAACGTGGGTGAAGGTTCTACTCGTTTGAATGGTATTTCTCCATTGTGGGATAAAATCATCAACTATGTTACAGAACATAGAGACGATTTCGCAATTACAGATATTGCACACATGGAAAAGCAAGAAATTAAACTTATCAACGGACAGCCTTACTATCGTGATATTGCTGTTGATGAAGTAAACAAACGTTGGATGAATGACCAATTTTGGAAATTAATGGAAGGTGTACAAGTTACTAATACAGGTATTACTACTAATACAGGCGGTGGTGCTACTAATGGTACACAAGGTGTAATTCCTTATGTACAAGCAGGTGGTTCTACTGTACAGTATAACGCAGGTGCGCCTACTATCGCAGATTTCCAAGCATTAGC